CCAGTTCAGAGGCCCATCCTGCGCGGGGGTATTCGCCCCACACGCGGTTAAGCCACCCTCGTGCTAGCAGACCTGTTCCGGAGGAGAAATCTTCAGAGAGATATCTCTTGAGGAACACGCTTGTGCGCAGTAGCTTGCTCCCGTAACCGATGCGTTCGCTCTCGCGGACGTAGGCGTCTTCGTCGAACTCCTCGGGGACGATGAGCAGCACGTCGTCTCCCCACTCGAGGAATGCCCACTTATCCCACAGGGTGGCGTGAGCCTCTTCGAGAGTGATTTTCAGAGCCTGCGCTGCGCACATGAGGATGCGCGCCGCGCAGATCCACACCCCGTCCATCGATGTGGTGATGAGTCCGCTAGTTGTGACGCCCCCATACCTGTTCCTCGTGTAGAGGAAGCCGCCCTTCCCTGAGCCCCAGGGCGGGCCCAGCACGGGCATCTTGTGGGCGTTGAGCCATACGTCCAGCTCTTGTGGCGACATCACCTCTGAATAGAGGGTGTTGCCCAGCGCCTCTTGGTGATGGCCCCTCACCGATTGATCGTATCCCGAGATGTCATCCGAGAGTGTCTTCATCTTCCATCCGCGCTTGATGCACTTCTGGAGGAATCTGCGGCACTTGGCGAGCATCCCTTCCTGCGTCCTGTGGTCGAAGGACGCCATGAGTTTCGTGAGTCCTTTGATTTGGGACGCCGCGCGCAGTAGCGCCACGTTCACCATCGTCGGGACTCCGAACACCCACCGTCTTCGGGGAGCCAGCCCTTGAACGGTGCCCATCAGGTACACCGCCCCCGGCTCCAAGTTGAAAGCGGGTAGCGGTTTGTAGATAGGACCGCTGCGCGTCAGCATGGTGGCGTGGATATCCACCAGTCCTTTGAGCGCGGCAGCCCCGTCGTGGTGCAACGCGGCGAGCGCGTCCCATCCGTCGACCTGACCCACGATGCCAGCGAACGTATGCATCAGCTTGGATCTGAAACCGCTGGCGTAATCGAACGAGCCGGACATGGTGGTGACGGGTAGCGTGGCTCTTGGTCTCCACCCGATAGCCCACGCCCTGTCGCGGAACCCCGGTTTGAGGATTTTGAGTGCTGGTGTGATATCGCCGGCCGGGGGCAGCCCCAGTCCGTCGACAAACAGGTCCCACCCGAGCATGGCGCCTGTTTGCATGCACGTCCTCCACGCGTCGTCCGCCTCCGCGATGCCGAGGCGGTCTTTCGTGGTTACCGCACCAGCCAGGTACAGCGCCTGCGCCACACGCTGGGCGTGCATTTCTCGCCCCGTATTGAAACCGTAGCCAGGCTTCTTATCGGGGTCGGTGGTCAAGAAGCGCGGATCGCGGTGTCCTCTAAGGATGCGGGCTGCTCTAGGTCCCACATCCTCGACGACTCTGCCCTCCGGCGGCTGGAGTAATTCCCAGTCACCGGAGGGCTTGATGTCGACTTTGACAGGCGCGACCCCGAGTCGGACGGGGTAGACCCCGTCCGAGATCAGGGTCAGCGCGTCCACGCCTCAGCCTGCCTTCTTGGTCTTCGCGCGCCACGCCTCAGCGAGCGACTGCGACGGGGCGTCCTTCTTCTGCTCCTCCCCTTCTTTCTTCTTGTCTTCGCTCTTGGCGTCAGCCTTGGCTCCTCCCCCGTCCTTCTCGTTCGTGGGCTTCCCCTCGCCCTTCGCCGACGGCTCTTTCTTGACCGTGAGGTCTGCCTCTTCCTCGATGTCCTTCTCGAGCTTCTTGACGGTCGGGCCTTCGCTCTGGCCCTGCACCGGCCGCACCGCCACGTAGGGAGACATCGCGGCCGTGAAGATGCCCTCGCACTCCTTCACCAGTGGTTCCGCGAACGAGGTGGTCCACGTGACCGGTGACAGAGTTCGCTCCGCTCGCATGCCAACGGAGTAGAGTCCCTTCACTTTGGCACGTCTCTCCACTGCGATGAAGCTGGGCGCCGCATCCCTCTCCAGCTCGATGGACGAGTAGTAGTCGTCGAGGGTTCTGTCGCTGTAGAAGTAGTCCCCTTGATCGGTGATGAGCCCCCCCGTTTTGGGGTCGAGGAGGTGCTGGATTGAAGGGTCCTTGCTCGTGATCATCGCTTGGACGGCGGCGACCTCTTTCTGCAGGTACATGGCCAGCGTTTCCACGGACGGCTGGATGGTCACCGCGCCCACGTCGCCCAGGTACTCCTTGGCGAGCCTGATCGTCTCGGGGCGCAGCTTGCGCCTCGTCCTGAGTCGCTCGTACTCGCCCATCGCTTGCCTGATGAAGATGCGCGTCGTCTTGGACAGGTGCGTGTCCTGGTCGTTGCGATCGATATAATCCTGGGTGTGGATGTACCAATCCTCCTCTGTACCTCGCCACGGCGCCCACATCTCTTCGTTTCCGAAGTGATCGGGATTGTGCGCCTGTGCGATGGGCGACATGATGGACGACAGCAGCCCGCCCATCGCTTTGGTCGCGAACACGCCATCGGTGAAAGCGGGGCTCCACGTAGCAGAGTTGAAATAGCGGGTAGGCGCAGCGGGCAGCTGGATGCACCCGAGCGCCGCCTCGAGTTTCGGCTGCATATCCCCTTTGAGCTTCAGCTTGTCGAGGTACTTGTCGCACCGCCGGAGAGGACGGTCCAGCGCGTCGAGCAACGCGGCGGGGCTGGCCGCTGCCTTCAGCTGATCGCAAAAGCCGGTGAACCCCGTCCTGGTGTTGTAGCCGAAGTACGGGAAGGCGTGTGACACGACGTCGTTCGCCTTCGCTGCTTTGAGGAAGCTGGCCCCCATCGTGCGGAGGCTGTCATCCGCGTTGTAGATCGGGAAGAGGGGCAGGCTCTTCCACAGCGGGAAATCGTGAGGGCAGGGCTGCATCAGGGCGGCGCCGTAGGCCCAGCAGGGCAGCAGCTTCACGGCCATTGCACGCTTCATCCTGGTGAAGAACTCCTGAAGCTCGACTTCGGTGAATTCGTACCGCAGCTCTCGCATGGCGGACGGCCTCGTGAGCAGGTAACCGCACACGTGGACGGCCAGGAAGCTGGGCTGTTTGGAGATGAACCGCGCAGCCGCCACGAGGTTCTCGAGCCTCTTCTGATCGGTGGCTGAATCACGGAGCGCGTAGCGGGCGGTCGACGTTGCGTCGGCCGGGATCCGGATGAGAGGGGATGACAGCAGCTTCATCCACCCGATGCCGAACACCCAGCCCAGGCCCATTCCCGTCATGTCCGCAGCGACCCCGGGGCCGCCGAATCGCACGTCGGTCGCGTCGTCGCTGAATTCGAGCATCGATCGGATATCCGTCCACGACGGATCAGTGATGACGCTCAGCTTATCGATCGTGTCGGTGATCAGGCTGTGCTTGTCCAGCGTGATCTCCTCCATGACCGACCGGTCCATGATGGCGGAATTGGCCGCGTTCGCTATGACGTACCATAGACCCGCGTCCGGCGGGATGGAGTAGCGCACCGTCAGCCGCTGCGCGTCCGGCGTGTTTGCGTACAGCTCGGACACCGCGTCCAGGTCCAGGACCGTCTTCTGGTTGAGGGACGCCACGTTGAACGGCGACCCGGGCATCCCCAGGGCCGCATGGGGCGGCCTGGGCACCTCGGGATTCCACGCCTTCAGGATGCGCGCCATGAGGCGCGTCGCCGTGAACATCGGCGTGGTGCAGAGGAGATCCTCCGCAGCCGGCTGGTCTTTGCTCGTCTCGAGGTCGACACCTCTGTTCTTGATACCCATCTCACTTCTCTCCTTCCATCGCCTGAGTGGCAACATCGGCGAGCACGCGGCCAACCGACTTCACGAACATCCAGAACACCCACGAGGGCGTCTTGCCCCCGATCACGATCGGCTTGCGCTCACGGGGAGCAGCCGGCGGTGGCTGATCCTCAGTGCTCGTGTCGCCCTTATCCTTACCGTCCTGAAATCCGACCATATGTTACTCTCCAGACTGGCCCCCCGTGTCAGCCCGTTTATAACGGGCTGACACCGAGGGTCACTCGGCGCCAGCTGATGCTGGTCAATCGTTGGCGTCAACGATGATGGGATCCCCTGCGGAGACGGGGCTGCGAGCCACCGACCCCGACGGGAGTTGTTTGGGTTGGGATGTCGCCGCGGGAAGCGACTTGGAGGGACCGGGCTGCCCCGGCTGTCCGCTGGGCGCGACGGCACCGGCAATCACGCCGATGCCCCACCTGATGAGGGGGTTGTCACTGGCCTTGGCTCCTGCCTCGAGGATGCCGGCCAGCGCGCCTTGGGCGCCGTCCCAGGACAGGACGGAACCGATCTTGTTCGTGATCTGCGTCCAGACACCATCCTCGACGAGCCACGACTGACCTCCCGCCGCAGCGAGACGTTTCGCGTACTCCTCGAACACGTGCTTGAGCGAAGACTGCTCGATCTCCGGGTTGTCGAAGGCGTCCTTCCCCGCGTGCGCGAACAGGAACAGAGTCCCGCCGCGCGCGAGGTTCTGCACGCCACACAGCCCCGGCAGCCTCCGGAGCATCAACCCCGCCTCTGCAGACGAGTCCGATACTCCGAGGGCGGCCCGGAGCTGGGCCGCAGTGGCCCAGTTCGGTACCATCCTGCTGAGGCATTCGAGCTCATGGTCGGAAAAGAGGGCAAACGCGTCGAGCAACAACGCCTCCGCCCGCTCCTCCTTCTTCTTCTCGATCAGCCGCGAGGGCGATACCGCGCAGCTCATACTCCGAGCACCTCGTGAAAGGCGCCGAAGAACGAGGCCATGCGGATGTCGTCGAGGCCGGGAGAGGTGATCGTCACGGTCGTGCCCGTGGCGAGCCCAGTGGCCTCCGCCTCGACTTTGATCGCGCGGGTCTTCCCGAGCACATCAAGCGAGACAGGCGCCGCAGGCGCTCCAGTGCCGAACGCGTCGATGGGCGCCGTCATGGTGCCCATTGTCCACGTGTTCTGCAGAACGAGTAACTGGGGAGAGGGCATCCCCGCGTCCGGCAGGTCGGGCACGATGAGCACCTCGCACAGGAGGTCCGGCCCCCACAGCACTCCGAAGGACCGGGTGATGCGGGTGTCGTTCTCCGTGTACCACTCGACGTTGACGGCCATGGGGCTGGGCGACACCTCGGTCGTGCGACCGAACGAGATGATGATCGCGTGGCCGAACGCTCTCACCTGACCAGCCGAGATGTTGGCGGACAGGGAGAGCGCCGTGGCGTCGACCTTGTTCGCCGTCGCCTGTGCCGTCGCGCCGCCCGCCCGCTCCGCTCGGCCGAGCCACTCCTTGGCGGTAGCCCTGGACACGAAGTTCTTGGGCGGCCTGGAGTTCGAAACGACCGTGCACCCGAATCCCGTGATGAACGGGAACAGGATGTTGGGCGTGTTGTAATCGGCCAGGATTTCGCGCCCTTCGATCGCCAGCGCGCGCCGGATATCGCTGGGGTCGTCGTCCTGGTCGGTGCCGCCGGCGTGCTCCATCCGATCGAGGCTGTGCCCGACCCCTTGCGTCTCGGGGTAGTGCCCCGTGACGGAGAGGGCGAGCTCGCGATCGGCGCTGGGCAGCTGGTGGCTTTCCCGCGTCGTCTCGACATGCGAGACCTGCGATGTCGTAGGGGCCACGATCGCGTGGTCACGGCGCGGCAGGACGAGGTGTCCCACCGCTCCGAGCACGGACCGGTGCCCCTGCGGCCGCCTCTCCGCCGCCCTGCCCTGGTGAGGGGCGGGCGAACGGGGGGCGTGCGCGGCGTGCGGGCTCGGATGCCCGCGGCGCTTCCCGAGCACGAGGCGCTTCTTCATCGGCGCACCCGCGCTTTCTTGTTGCGCTTCACGTGCTCCTTCGTCTCGCGGATGACCGCGGCGATGATGGAGCAGAAAGCGATGGAGCCGAGGGTGAGGGCGACTGCCTTGGCGGGCTTGTTCATGTGTCGTCTTCTCCTTCGACGGCGTCGAAGACCTCGTCGACGATCCAGTCCTTGAGGGCGCCGAGCACGACGACGCCCAGGCCGATGCCCAGGAACGCCGCGATCTCGCCCACGGACAGATCCTCGCTCGAGGTCTGCTGCTGGGTGTTGAACACTAGGTGAACTCCTTCGTTTGCTCAGAGTTGCGGATCAGTGCCTTGAGATACGATTCCTCAGTCGCGGCGAAATAACCTCCTTTCTTCATAGCCGCGACCGCCGCTTTCAGCGCAGCGGCGTAGTCCATGTGGCCGTCCATGGCGGCCCACACCCCTTTCTCCCGCATCAGGTTCCACATTCGAGTGGTGGCCGCGGTGATACCGCCGGCTTCCGGGTGCGCGTAGTTCGCCTTCTTGCGGGCTGTTGTGTCCTTGTCCCTGTCTCTGTAGAACGCCGTCGCCGGCATCCGTTTCGTCCACACGAAGGCGTAGGGGTTAACCGCCTTGTGCAGAGTCCACGGCCGCTCGTTGTACACCGTCTCGTGCCCGGCGACGGCCAGCATGAAGCGCTGTGCGTGCTTCATGAAGATCGGGTTCTTCTCCGCCCCTTCCGCCAGCCTGGGCGTGACCGCGCCGATGGATCGGGCGATGAAGCGGATGCCGAACGGCTCCCCCTCCTCCGGCTCGGGCGCCTTCGGCTGATCGGTTCTCGGGGATGTGGGCCCCTCGCGCTGAGCGGGTTCGTCTTGCGAGGACGAAATCATCTCGACGACGCGGGGAACGTATCCCCGGCAGAGCCCAATCGCGTCTTCAGTCAACGCGATATCAGGCCTGTCGATGAAGGTATACGCCGGGCCGAGCGACGCTTTGAAGATGGCCTTCTGGTCGGCGGGGATCAGGGCGAAGGTGACGTGGTCCTGCTCGGCCCCCCGTTGGGCCATGACGGTGCGCGCCGTCAGCGCGGCGCGGTATCCCTGCTCGGTGACGAAGATCACCCGCGGGGCGGGCTTACCAGCAACCGGCCACTTCGCCTTCGGCACGGTTTCGACGGCCAGCTCGAACACCGGGTTGCGGTGCTTGAGTGACCGGAGGTATTCGTTCCGCCTGATCGCATCGAATTCCGCGTCCCTGACGAGCTCGTCGTCGCTGAGGGCCGCTTCTTCATCGCTCCTGCTCATGTAAACCTCCATACAGCATAGATGCCCACTCCAAGCACCACGACAGCGGTGCCGACACCGATAGCGATACCAATCTTCTCCCTGACTCCGCCGAAGGGGTCGACTGCCTGTGAGAGCTGGTCGATGCCCTTTTCCGCCTCGTCCGCGACCCGCTTGACGGCAGGGGCCGCTTGCTTTGCCACCACGGCCGTCGTTCTTGCGGCCGTCTTCGCGGCCTTGGGCGCCTCCCTAGCGACCACCTTGCCCGCCGTGCCCGCTGTCTTGTTGCCCTGCTTTACAGCAGCAGCGTACTGCTCAGCGAGGCTAGGCATAGAGCGGCACCTCGAGAGGTCCACCCAAGTGAGTGTCGCGGCGGAGCTGCGCCCGGATGTCCCGCGCTTCCCACTCGCTGGCGTTCTTCGCCAGCACCTTGACGTACCGAGAGGCCCCCCTCACGGCCTGGGAGTAATCGAGGAAGCTGTCGCCCTCGATGGCGTGGGCGTAGCCCTCGTTCTGGATGCGAACCCCCTTCGAGTCGTACATCCCGCAGTTCGCCGCCCGGTCGGTGCTGGATGCGACCCAGATTTTGAGGTGCCCGGCGCGGATGAAACCGTACTCGACGGGGTAGATGCCCGACCACATGCACTGGTACCAGGGCAGGTAGTACTTACCGTTGGTGTTCCAGTCAGGCGTGGACAGGATCTTCGCTCCGTGCCCCTCCTTCGAAGCAGCCTCGTACAATTCCGCCTCCATCTTGCTGGTCATGGGGAAGAAGTCGACGGGCCGGTCCCACCCGGTGCCGAGAGCGGGCTCCTTGATGTTCGGCCCGCGGTGAGCGAAGAGGAAACCCGTCTTGATGAGCTTCTTGTAATGTCCCCACGACCCGAGCAGCCGAATACCGTCATACGACAGGAAATCGGCTGTCGTGCGCCAGCGGACCTTCTCCCCGTCGCACTCGTGCTCGACGGCGATAAGCCGAACGGGATCCACGGTCGGCACACCGTTCACCGCGGGCACCGACTCCAGCGTGAGAGGGGGAATGGCCTTCGGGAGGTACACCTTCGGCGTGAACACGAACGGCTCGGCCGACGGTCCTTTGTCGAACGTGACCGTGAAAGACGGCCCGTCCGCGTCCGCGACGTCATCCGAGCTGGTGGGTTTCCAGCCCGTCTTGGGCTCCCATGTGTGGATGAGCCCCGATCGCGTCACCGTGACGCTTTTCGACGAGGGATGAAGAGTGCACGCGTGCGCGAGCGCGTATACGTACTGCCTGCTGGCTTTGCTTGTGGTCCCCACCACCGTGACGATGCCGCCGTCGAAGGTCATGACCTCCGTCTTCACCTGGGGGGCGGCGATGCCCATGTATTCCAACATCTTCTCGAGATACTTCATGACGTTGTGATCTCCTTATCCGCGGCAGCTCGATGGAAAGAAATGTGCACGTGGTCGAAGTGATCGTCTTTCACGTAGCGGTCCCACCGGGGACCGCCTCGCACGTAACCTGCCGCCGTCCGCTGCCAGGGGCGGTGCCAGATCCAGTGTTCGAAGATAATGTATTTTACGTAGTTATGCCCCTCGAACGCTTTTGCCACGTCGACCATCACGTCGCGGGGCCCCCCCACGTCGAGCGCTCGTCCTGAGTTGTGATCCGATTCACGAGCCTGATGCTTCGCATCCCCCATGATGCCCATGAACCTTGCCTCCGGCCAAAGCCGCTTAATGACGGCCCAGGCCGACTGGGCCACTTTCGTGGGCCCACTCATCTGATGGCCCCGATGAGGCCGCAGGCCAGCGCCTGTTGCGCGTTGAGGAACACCTCCTCCGTGCGGGCGCGGTCGACCACCTCTCGGTTGACGCCAGCTTCGAGGTAGTGCCCCGAGACGAGGTCCTGCAACTCGGAGGCGTACGCGACCTCCGCGATCGCGTCGGGCAAGCGGCCGATGACGCCCATCCGGACAGGGTGCAAAAGGAAGGACGCCCTCCGCGTGGCGAACCGCCGTGCTGGAGACTTAGCGGCTGTGAAGGCGACCGTCGCGCTCGAAGCGCACATTCCAGTGGCGAGGAACACTGCCTTCTGAACGTGTGTTTCGATGGCGTCGGAGATCGCGAGCCCCGGCGCCACGTAACCCCCGTCTGACATGCACAGCACGAGCTCCACTACTGGGCCGTGCTGCATGCATTCCATGACGAACGAAGCCCCGCTCCATTCATCGAAATAACTCGGAAGCCAAAGCACTCTCATGACCGTTCCTTCACCACGAAATGTACATTCCTGGCTTCGGGCCAGTACCGGTTGATAGCCCCCATGAAGCTGGGGCCAAGGACTTGGTCCCTCGTCAGAGGGAGTACGACGTGCGGGTAGCCGTTAGTGATGGCCCTGATCACCCCTTCAGGCGAGAAGTCACTCCCGGCCTCAATGACGGCAACCCTCAGGCCATCGCGCTCAAGGCGTGCCCCGATTTTCCGCGCTCTAGACGCCGGCCGAGGGTTTGATCCCGTCACATAGAGCGCGACCTCCGATTGGGGGGCGCCTACGCTCTGGCCGCTGCAGTTAGAACACACCCCCGCCAGCACAACAGCCCCGCCAGCGCTCACGCGCTCGCGGGACTGTGTGCTAATAGCGCCCCCACAGTATTCGCACTTCATCGCGGGCGCCCGAGGGCGTGCGATCGCGGCACGACGTTGTAGAGGCGGTTCAAGGCCGCCAGCGTGCGGGCAGGGGCGGAAGCCAGATCCCGCCCCTTCTGCCTGTCGCGCTGCATCTTCCTTTCGAGGATCCCGGGGATGAGGTCCAACAGCGCGTCGTTATTGGAGACGTCCCGAGTGATGCGTGCGACGATCTTGCCCAGCGGGTCTTTGCTCGACGCGCTGGGTCCCATCTCCACTCGGCAGTTAGGGTCATGGACCTCTGCCAATAGGAGAGTGACGCAGCCGAGGAGGTCGTGCACCTCAGGATTCACGACGGACGCGGCGACGTCGCCTTTCCCCTCATTTTCCGGGTCTGCGTACCCGTCCGCTACTTCACCGATCTCTTCCACCGCCCACAGCAGCAGCGGAAGGATTACCTCTGAGTACAGCTCGCTCTTCATATCACGCCTCCCCTGCCCTGGAATAGAGCAGGTTGAAATGGTAACCACTTGTCCTGGCGAGAAACCGCTGGTACGCCTCGGATCGGGCCTGATCGTCGGTAGACTTTAGGCCTCTCTCCGCCCTGAGGCACGCGTAAGGCATCAGGCGGGATGCCTCCACCCCAATGTCAGCGTGCGCCTGGAGTGCGCTCCTGATACCCAGGGACGCAAACCAAGCCGCCTTGTCGGTGCCGAAACGCGTGCGAATGTGCTTCAGCTCCGTAGAGTTGAACTCTGTCGTGACGCGCTTGTAATCAGACTCAACGCGGATATAATCGCGCTGGGTCGAGTAGAACTGGTAGTTCCAGATCTTCCCTTTGTGGGTGATACCGGTCAATCCCCCCCATGCACCGTACGAGTTGGGCCCCTTCGTAGTCACTTCTCGGAAGGAGGGTGCTTCGATGACGCAGCTAGCGCCACTGTGGGGCAACCAGACCATGACGTCGACATCCGACTGGGCCGTATCGATACGCAGCCTAACGCTACCGACGAACATGAACTCACCCTCCTGAGGGGGAGCAGCGCCGGCGTTGTTGGTGGCAGCGATCATCGAGTTCGGGGTGAGTCGCCTGAAGTATAGCATCACTTCACCTCCGGGATGATGAGCTCGCAACCCAGTTGTGTGCCATCGTCCACCCAAATGCGGGTGGCAGGCATGCCACCCTCGTCCTTGTCACGCTCCCACAAGGTCACGAACTCGAACTTCGTCGCGTAAACTGCCTCGTTGAGAGGGCGTGACTGCAGATCAGGGTTGAGCCACCAATACGTAGCGGGCTCAGCCATGTGCGCCACTTCAATGCGCTCCAAGTTGTCGGGGCGCGCTTGGTTATGGGGGTTCCCCCGCCCGAAGTGCAGCGCATAGAACGCGTCACAGACGGCCTGGAGCTGGCCTCGGGTGGTAGCGTACATCTGGTACTCCCCACTGATTTTCACACGCACCCAGACAGCCGTCGCCTCCCATGCGGCGATCGTAAAGCGCAGGATCGCCTCGGCTGTCAAATGCGAATCGAACGATCGGACGTCGCTCTCATCCCACACTCGGCTGTGGGTCCACCTGTTTGAATGGTTCATACTCACTTCCTTCCGTTCAACGCCCCAATGGCGTAATAGGCAACGAGGTGGACCACGATGAACGCGATCTGCGAACACATGGGCACCAGAAAGATGGGGTTGTCGGTATCCTTACCCCCCAGGTAGGTCAATCGCCGGCTGGCGAAACCGGCAACGAACATTGTAATGGGCGGCAACACCGAAGTGCCAATGAAGTATGCCCATCTGTAGTTCATGTGGCCCCCAGAAGCAAGCCGAGCCGCGTAGCCGGAACGGTGCGCGGCAATGACTCACACAGATAGAAGCCACAGTCGGTGACAGCGGTGACCTTGAGATGCGCATAAACGCAGTCAAACACGTCGCCGACGCGCACCGGACGTTCGTCTCCACAGGTATCCAACCACACGCGGCTGGGTTGGAGGCATAGCATTGTGATGGTCTTGATCCTCACGATGCCCCTCCGATCGTCCGAACCTTCACTCTGTTCGCGGTGGGAGTGCCCCACTGGCGGTCGAGCTCGCCGCACCGGGCTGCAAGATCACCAGGCCTCCAGCCCCGCTGCACCAACACGAGCTTGCTAGGGCCCGCTGCAATGACGGCAGCCTTGAACAACGCGTGGATGGATATGCTGTCCGCCTCCTCCTCTCCATCGGTCAGATCGGTGGCTACTTCAAAAGTGCCATCCGCCAGGATCGCGAGGCGACGGTAACACGACGCGTATACAAAGACTTTCATCTTGGTAGCGCGCCAGATGTAGTGCGCCATCTCCACCACGCCGACGGGGTCGTCAGTCATCGGCGTAGCCGCCCACTGAACTGCCGGCGCATCAGGCAGCTCGAGAGTATACATCACGTTGTGCCCTTCGTGGGCCAGATTATCCAATCGCATATGATCTCCTCTGAGAGAAGGATGGG